GTGCGGATCAATTGCCCACACGATCTCTTTCAAATTATGGCTGAGCTTCTTCGCGGTTTCATACACGCGCGCCAATTGGCGATTGACCAAGCCGTTCGTGGCCAGCTCTTTTTGCAGCATCTCCGCGGTGAGGGCGATGCTGCTCAAGCTGCTGCCGACGTCGTCGTGCAAGTCGCGAGCGATGCGCAGGCGCGTGCGCTCGATTTCGAGGAGTTTGGAGACGCGATAGTTGTACAGTGCGGCAAGCACTGCGATAACAGCGGTGACGACGGCGAGCCGAAACCACCACGTTTGCCAAAACGGCGGCGCTATAATGATTCTTATCGACGCGCCTTGTTCATTCCACACCCCATCACTATTCGAGCCTTTGACGCGGAACGTGTAGGCGCCGGGAGGCACATTGGTATAGTTTGCCTGCGAGCGGTTGCCGGCATGGACCCAATCAGTATCAAAGCCTTCCAGCTTATAGGCATACTGATTTTTGCGCGGATTGGTATAATCCATCGCCGTAAATTCAAAGGTGAAGAAATTTTCATCATGGCGAAGTTCGATCTGTTTGATCGCGGCAATCGCCGTATCCAGTTGGGCTGGTTCATCGAAGAGCTGGAAGCCAGTGAGTGTTACTGGGGGAATGAAAGAATTGTTATGGAGATTTTCCGGGAAGAAGCGATGCACGCCATTGGTGCCGCCCCAGTATATTTCACCGCTGCGACTTTTGATAAAGGCGCCGGGATGGGTTTTTGCGTTTTCTACTTCCACGGTGCGATCCGGATTGTAAAACTTCCGGCCGGCAGGAGCATTCTCATTGAAAATAGAAATTCCATTCTCGGTCAGCAGCCACAAATATCCTTGCCGGTCTCGCAAAATCTGCAAAATATTGCTGCTCGGTAATCCGTCTTTTTCATCATAATGAGCAATATAAGTTTCCGCTTTCAAGTCAAATTTGTGCAATCCCCGCTTGGTTCCAATCCACAGGTAACCAGTCGTGTCTTCAGAAATGCATTGCGGATCGTTAAAATTGCGGTCAATGGCGATATCACTGGCGGGGTTCTGCACCGCTCGAAAGCGCACAAAGCTGTCATTTTGCTGATCGACTTTTCCTAACCCATAGGTGGGCGCCGCCCAGATCACGCCAAATCGATCTTCATGAATCAACTTCACATTATAGCCGCCCTTAGGGTGATGCCCGGGTGCATTGTGGATTCTAACCGCTGCACCGGTCTGGCGATTCAAGCGCTGCATGCCACAGGCAGTTCCCACCCAGAAGTTGCCGGCATGATCTTCATGCATTCTGATAACAAAATTGACACTGCGAGCCGCATGCTCACCTGCATAATTGCAATCGCGAAAGTAGTATCGCATAAACCGGTTTCCCTTGCGATCAAAACGATTTAATCCTTCACGGGTGCCGATCCACAAATCGCCATGGCGATCCTCGTAAAGATATCGACAACGGTTTTGGCTGAGGCTGTAAGGGTCATCCGGTTGATGACGGAAATGCGTGAATTTGCCGGACTGAGGATCCAAGCGTATCAGGCCAGCCTCCAGCCCGATCCAGACGATGCCATAACGATCTTCCAAAATATTATTAATGCCTTTATCCACCCCGGCAGTTACGCCGGAGCTAGTGGTTTTATCAATTTCTGCGACCTCGGTCCGAATCTGTTTTTCTTTCAAAAAATGCTCAAATCGTCCGGTCGCGGGATCAAAACGATCCAAATTTCTGCGCGCGTCTCCCAGCCACAACTTGCCGCTTTTCGCGCCTTCGTGAATAATCTCAACATTGTTGAAACTCGGACTTTTTCTGCTATTGACATCATGCCGATAATGATAGAATTTCGCCGGCTTTTTGTCGATTTTAATGATGCCATTATCGGCCGTGCCGATCCACAAATTGCCGGCATGGTCTTCGCATAAGGCAATCGGTTTTCCCAGGCGCGCCTCACCGGGCGCGATTGGCGCTAAGTTTACTGGAACGAATTTCTCAGCCGCGCGATCGAATTTTTCCAGAGTTTCTGTGCCCACCCACATCTCCCCGGCACGATCAAATAAAATCGTCCAGAGATGTTCCAATGATAAAGCCGAGCACAATAATTTACCAAAAAAAACACAATAATCAACCACAATTTCCCATATCACTAATTGATAAATACTTTTGTATAGCGATAAACTAATTGCCGCAAAAAACAAAAAAGCCTATGCGAAATAGGCTTTTTTATTTAAACGCCACACCAACTTTTAAAGCTGCAACCGAAAAACTTCCTGCAAAACGACTGCTTCTGGTCAATGAATAACTATTCGCCCTCTTCTTTGCGCACTAATTTGGCATTCCGGTGTTGAATCATCAATCCATTTACACATCAGGCCTTGTTCGACCTGCGAAATCCCTGGATTGCCGGATGGTGGCACACTGTAAATCGTCCACCGTGTTTCCATTTGATCTTCAACCTGAGGCAACCCTGCCGCACTACTAATCGGAGGTGCTCCGTAAGTTGTCCACCGCGTTTCCATCTGATCTTCAACTTGCGCTAATCCTGCTGCTCCTGCTGGTGGTGTTGCATAAGTTGTCCACTTGGCTATAAGATACTGCCTAATTTGTTCCAACTCTGCTGGAGTTCTTAAAGCATCAAAAATGGCGATCTCGTAAACTAAACCGACAAAGTTACTGGATGTACTTCCTATTATCAGCGAACTTGCAGCGTTGCTGGCAGAGTATGGTAAATCCGTTACTTCCTGCAAAGCGTCCTGTGCGCCGTTCAACCTTATTTTAGATGAATCAGCCGGCGTTGCAGTTAAATCGTTTACAGCAGTAACGGTATAATAAGTTGACGTGCTCGAAAATGTATTGGTTGTTTCGTTGTCGTACAAATAGACCGACGAAGAACCTTTCGTAATCTCATGACGAAATTTATTTCCTGATGTCAATGACAGCATAAAACCAATATTTGACGATGAACCGGCGTTAGTATTCAATACTCTTTGTGTTGTACCAGTTGACACCAGTTTAATGAAGATCACAACTGTATTTGCAGTGCCGTTATGCAAAAAGTTGAAGTTACTTGCTGCCAACGACGATGTGATACTATTTGTGGAACCAAATTCCAACGACGGCAAAGTCGAAGGTGAGTCATATTTTCTATAGATCGGGCGCTGCGTTGCCGTCGCGTTTCTAAAAAACGCGCCCAGTGATCCCCAGTTATAGACGGTATCTATAGTAGCACCGTCAACCGGCTGGTTTCCATTATTGATGCTACAAGTTGAATCCGCTTTTATCCAAACCTTGAGATTTGAAAATTGATCGGGACGCTTGGCTTGTGAAAAGCCAAGTTCGCAAAGCATCAAAATGATTATGCTGACTATCCTATTTCTCATTTTTAGCAACCCCATTTTTTATGACACCACGAAGATCAAGGTATTTCGGAATTTCAGGGTATTTCATCGCCCATTTTTCAAGAAAGTGGCTTTCCAGTGCGGCCAACTCGGCTGTGGTCTTTACTTCAGAATAAAGACAGGCTTCAAGGAAAAACCCTAATAGTCCAGTTGTTGATGAGATTGCCACCGTAGCCGAATTGCTTCTCGAATGCAAAAGATTGGTAGCTTGCGCAACTCCCTCCTGCACTCCATTAACTCTGACGAACGCTGTATCTGGCGAGTAATTGGGATTATAAACTCCTGACACTACGTAGACATTTGCCTGCCCTGTGCCAGAAAAAGTATTTGTACTCTCTAATGCAATAATATAGGTTGCCCCTCCTACTGCTTTTGCAATATTGAATCTTGCTTTGTTTCCTGAAGTTATCAGAAGATCAAAACCACTGTTACTACTACTATTTGCTGCTGTATTAAACAACAGATTAGTTCTGCTTGCTGTCTGCGCATAAAAAACTGATATTGTTGTAAATCCCCTTCCATCGTGACAGAAGTTATAGTTTGCCAGCGTTTGATTGCCCTGCCCAAAATTGTCAGTCCCATCCATCTCCATTGCGGGCAAAGCGGGTAAAGTAGCATTGGCTCGATAGATTGGTTTTGACGATGCTGAAGTTTGCAAAATATAGCCGCCAAAGCTTCCCCAATTATAAACTGTGTCCATCGCTGCGCCATCAGTATATTGATTTCCGTTATTCGTAGATTTAACTGAGTCAGCCTTAACCCAAAATTTCAAGTTAGCAAGCTGGTTCGGTCGCTTCGGTGTCTGCGCAAAGATAAAGCTTGCGGAAACAAAAAAAATGACTAAAAAAATTCTCATAAAATTTCTCCTGAACTTGGTTAATCCTTCTTAAAATAAACCGTAACATTTAACTCGTTGACCGTCCCACTCTGTGCGGAACTGGTCAACCAAATCCACTCACAAGCCGCCAGCGTTGCATCGTTAAAAGTTGCCAGCCGGTTACCCTTTGTTGTCGAGGTAATCGTCTGTCCGGATGAAAACAGATTCACCGCGCCGGTGCCGTCCCGATCCAGTCCGTGCGCAAAATTGATCGTCACGCTCGGCGTCGCTGAACCACGCAGAACCGCACGAACAGAATCAACCGTAACTGCAAATGGAAATGTGATTGCTCCAAAGTTTTCAGAGCTGGTTGGAGATTCAAGAACCCATGATTTCTGGAATGTCTTTTGTGTCCACGAGCCATTCCCGTTAGCATCCGCGGTCATCTCATATCCGTTGCTGGGGCTTTTAACCAGACGAAACTGATTAACCCGAACCGTATCAGTCAATGTCGCCGGCTCTATTCGCGTTGATGTCGGTTTGTTCCAGGGCGATGAAGATGATACAGCCGGTCCGCCCAACGAATCCCAAGCCGCGCTTTGACGGTAATAAAATTTACCGGTCGATGTCACATAAACAATCATGCCATTGCTGGGCGTCAAAGCATTGCGTTGCGTCATCGTCATGCGAGGCGGCGCAAATGCTCCGTCGGTGCTAACCACATCTAAGGCCAGACTTGTGCCCGGCAGACTCCCGGAAATTGAAACATGTCCATCAAAACCAATATGCATGCGCGCCTGATCATTTGTTCCAAAAATCATGTATGACGACTCTCTATTCGTCATACTCACACCGCCTAAAACATCCGATGAGATATGAAACCCATCAGATGCTGTGCTTCCCGTCACTGGCGTGGTTAAAGCAAACCCATCCGAGAATCCAGTGCTGCCATGTAAATGCAGAAATCCTCCGACTGGGTCAGTAACCCGAATACCTATTCGACCGGCAGTCGTCATTCGGAGGACTTCTCCTGTACCCCCGATCACAAACCGCATTGGCCATGCTGCATTGCCATCCGGCACCGTGCCCGTTTTTCCGCTCACCAAAGAAACAACATCGTTAAAATCGTCCAGCAGGAGCATCCCATGACGAGAACCTGTGCTCGCACCATAAATTCTATTTACGGATATTTGTGTCGTCGTGTCTTCATGGGCTTCTATGCCTGGCAAGCTGGTTGCGGTAGAGCCAAGATTTGCATTGCCTACCACCAGCGTGCTATCGATAAAATAAACTCGACGGTCATTATAAATTCGCAGCCGATCACTGCCGCCAATTTGCAGCCGCACATCGCCAGTGCCATTATCATCGCTGTCTGCGCCTAAGATTAAATCTCCGGTTGTACTGCTTACGGAGCCAACGATGCCGGTCAATTTCGAGCCATCACCTTCAAACGAAGTGGCGCGAATATGACCAGTTATTCGCATCGTATCAGCACCGGAGGTGAATCTAAATAAATCGCTGACATGCGTGACTTTATTGCTTCCGATCCATAAACCGGGCTTCCATGATGAACCATTGACATAAATATCGTACTCACCGACTTTCACGGTCGCGTGGGAATAAACGCCGGGAACCGTGCTCGATTCAGTGAGATCATATTTTTTGGTGACGCCCTGATAAAGATCGACGTCTTTTCCGGTGACCAATTTATTCTGTGTGTTATAGAGCTTGATCTCAAAATAAGACGTTGTATCCGTCTGCGCGATCGCACTTTCGGAAAAAACAAAAAATGCTGTCACCAGCATCCAGCAACCAGCAACCACTTTCATAACTCACCTCAGCTCGTATAAACAAATGAATCCCCGATTTGCTCAAACCACAATTCCCCTTCTTCAAACGTATATTCTGTTAGCTCGTCAATCACGATTTCCGGCAGCATCGGCAGCAATTCCGTTCCTGACAAGCTGACTGCACTTTCATGGCCATGTACCGCTACGCCAAACGCCCAACTGCGCTCGAAATCTTCATTCCATTCCACCCAGTAACATATCGGCGCGTCCTTGTGCGGAAAAAATAAAATTTCATCGGCGGTATTGACGAGCCGGCTGCGCAAAACTTCCTGTGCCGCGGTGAATTTTTCATTCAACCCTTCATAACCGTAACGCATTTTTTTCCCAACGCTGACTTTACGGCCCACCACCAAATCGAATCGGCTTTGAAATTCTTGCCGCCATGTTTGTTTCTCATTGCCTCTCGTCGGCTGTGGCAGCTCGATGTCTTGAAAAACTTCCCGGCATTGCAATTGATCGATGCGCAATTTACCCACGCCGGCGTTGCCGCTGATTTTGGCAAATGGATAAATCCGAAATGAGAGATTATTTCCAGCGGCACCGGCCGGAACGACGACTTCGTGAACGATATGCGGCCACCAGATTTGATCCGCAAGAAACTCTTTGAAATGATCGCCCGTAAGTCCTTGCCAGTTCGTCCAGAAATTCAAATCGCCTTCATCGGCGTCATGGCGCGCCCATGCCAATAAGATGAATCTTTTCCCGGCGATGGCCGCGCCGGTATTGATCGTAATTTCCGCATACTCCTGGCTTCCGGCCGCATCATCTTCCACCGTTAAAACATAATCTCCAAAGGGAGAACTCTCATCCATCTCGCGCGCGGTTGCGCCGCTCGAGCCGCCGATGCCGGTGAGGTCATCTTCAAATCCGATGTTCGGCGAAAGCTCCGGCCCGCAGATCAAGGCGCGCGGATTCTCGATCCCGCCAACGACCAGCTCGGCATATTGATTCGCCATTAGCTCAAACCCTTCACTTTCATCTGCAAATTCATCGGATCGAAATCCAAATTGGTGATTCGCCAATATTGCGCGCGGTCGAGGTCTGAAAAAGCGCCCTTCAATAGCACCTTGAAACGATCATACTCTTCCAACTGTAGAAGAGCGCGCAATTCAATCGGCAACTCTTTACGCTCGGTCGAAAAGTATTCCTGTAATTGGCTGGCCAGCACCCGCGCCAGATGGCGATTCTGCACAAAGGGATTGCTAATCTTCAAAACCCGGCGCTCCCAGCCGTCGCTGCCCGCCGCTTCCATGCCGCTCGCGCCGCTCACCGGATCGCTCCATTCGACCTCCACGCGGTCGTAAATATGCACCCAGCGCGAGATCGGTTGCGTCTTTACCACGTGCTCGGCTTCCAGAGTCTTACTCCCGTCGTAAGTCTCGCGCTGCGTGATCCGCAGTGTGCGATCCGCCCGCGAGATCAGGATCCGGTTGCAAACTTCCACCGCATCGGTGAGCACCTCACGCAAATTTTTATCCCCCAATTGCGCATAGCCGATGCGCGGGTAAAAACTCGTGCTGTATTTCCACAGCAGCCCTTTGCCGGTCACGCCGAAAAGCCCGTCATCCGTCGCGATCATCGTAAGATGATCCCAGTCCGTTGCGTCAATGGCGTCGATGCGATTGATATGAATCGTGAACGCGCTGAAACTCATCTCCACCAAAAACGCCGCGTCGGTTTGATAGCGCTTGTCCACGCACACCGCATAAACTTTGTCATCCAGATAAACGAAATCTTTGAACTGCCGGTGTTTGTCAAAGGTGAAATTCTCGCCGGTCTGCGTGCTGTACATTTTATCCGTAATGGGATCATACACGAAAACATGATACTCGAAATTGGCGCGATTGAGCAAGCAGCCGTAAAACACCTGCTCAGTCGGATTATAAACCAATTCCAAAATCGTCTGCGTCTCTTCATCGCCCGTAATGCTCTGGCTGGCCTCTGCAGCGTCCGTACCGAAGCTGAATAACTCCGTGTAGCTTCCCGTTCCCAGATCGACTCGCGCCAGAATACAAGTGCTGAAATCCGTGCCGAGATCATTCCAGAACATGTAGGCGAGATACAAATAATCATCCAAGATAACCCCGCACAGCGGCTGCTTTAGCGAATCGCTCAAATTATAAATTCCGGTTAATGGCTGATCCGTGCTTATTTTTACGATGCGATGGTTTGTGTCAGAGAATGAAGAATTATCCCGCTGCATCTGTAAAACAATGAACCCATCGCTTTCTTTATATGACGACAAGCCTTTATTTCCAATTTGCCATTTGAAATTGTGCCAACGGTCATTTGATGCGTTATTTTCACCTGGTGGTGTTTGAATAATATAGTAATTGATCCCGGTTCTTATAAAATTACCTTTTCGATCATATGGCGAAGGGAAATCATCTGATAGAAAAAAACCTCCATTAGTTACTAAACTTGCATCACCGGTTATTAATGCTTCTGCATCGCGGAATGTGTGTCCATTTTTAATCGGATAGTCCAATATCTCAAAATTCCGCACCGTTTGTTCAAATGGAATGATCACGTTCTCGCCGTATTCACCAAATGGCGCTGAACTATCATCATGACCGATTGATAGAAATGATTTTCCTGCAACGGTAAAATACTCACCCTTCCTCATTGTGCGATCACATGGATTTATATATTGTGGAGAAGTCGTTTGTTGCGCACCCGATGCCTGTAAGATATCGATAATACTGTTTCCATCGCTTTTAAAAAACCAGCTATAAAATGAAGCCGATTCTACATCGCCAAGATGTAGCTGCATATCATCGTAATAATCCCACCAGGCCATGCCGTGAATGTCGCCATCATCGAGCGCCAGGCTCCGGATGCTGAGTTCAACCAAACCATAGCCGTCGCTGTTCTCGTTGATCTTTTCCAATTGGTCGATGAAAGTAAATTCGCCGGTTTCGGTCACGCTCCAAAGCTCATTGCCAATGCCGAGATAAAGTCTGGCATTGTCACCATCCCAGAGCAGCGCCTTGCAGCGTTTTTTATAAAACGGCACCGGCGCCTGGCCGATAATGCTGATCACCGGCGTATCATTGGTGATCTGCAAATCTTCCAGCGTGTACGCGCCCGCACCGTAATTCGCCGCAGCTAAAATCTTCTCCACCAGACTTTGCACCGTGATATTGCGATACCAGGTGCATGGTGTCCAGACGCCGGAAATCTCGCGGATGATCAAATCTTCATCGGTGTTATCGGCCAGGAGATTGTGCAAGTCGATTTTAAATGCCAGCGCCGTTCCATCCGCACCAAACGTTTTGAAATATCTCCGCATCCGCCGCAACGTCGCGCTGCCGGAAGTGTAGGCGCTGAGATCGATCCGCAGACCGAACTTTTGAAAGACATCATTTTCATCGCTGAAGGGCGTAAACGTCACCGGTCGCCAGCCAGCCACGTCCTCGGCTCCCCAGGTGATCGTGCCATCGCTAGTCAAATCGCTGGTATTGTCCGTAAAGCTACCGAGCGTTTGCCAACTGTTCAGGCCGTTGGAAAATGCCAGATCAATGGTGCCGCTCAAATCGCTTTCCTCCAAAAAAATCTCGATGCCGTAAAACGGCTCGTTGCTGAAAATATAAATCGCCGCATCACTGGCCTGCAACACTTCGTAGATAATTCCTTCGCGGTCATTGTCATTGCTGGCATCCACAAAAGTCGCGCTGTCTTCGTCGATGATCACCGCCTCGAAGTCGCTGGCAATGCGCGTCGCTGCTCCGCCGTCGTAGATCAATTCCAAACTGCCGGCCTTCCGTACTTTCGCGGTAAAATCCGGCTCGATGCTCAAAAAAACTTCGCGGTCGCGCACGTCGTAATTCGTGGTTTTAATCGCCAGTGTCGAGCCGTCGGCGCCGGTCAGATCGGCGCTCGCCGTGTTCTCGCTCACCGCCGTCCAATCGCCCCAGGCGAATTTGAAGAGATTCGGAAAGCGAAATTTGAATGGCACGAATCCGAACGTCGTCTGTTTGCTGATGCTGAGAATTTCCACGCCCGGAATATTGCCCTCACGAAATTTCCATTCGAGCTTTTTCACCCCGGCGTTGGTTTGGCCGTTGGCGGTTATTTCGACCAGCTCAATCCCGCTCAATTTCAGAAAATCGCCAAACGGCTCGCTGATGAGCCACGCCGGATAGCGTTCCAATTCTTTCAAATGCCCGAACGCCGTCAGCAAAAACATTTTGCTGTAGCGATCGTCTTTGATCAAATCGCGATCCACCACGCCGCCAAAATAAAGCACCCGGTCCGCGCTGCGCTTCCAGCCGAAATAAATCCGCAGCCAAAACACGTCGCTGTTATCGAGCAGCCCGTTGCCGGCGCTGTTGGCAAAAAAACCGTCGTGATTGGCAAAATTCAATTCCACGTCCTGCGCGCGAAACGCCGTCAAAGTCTCGCCTTCCACGTCAAAACGGATATTGGACATCTCGATCAGGCGTTCGACGTTGCCGCCGCTCACTTTGAAAACTTTCGCGATCTCCAAGCTCACCAGTCCGCTCGCCGGAAAGCTCGAGCCGCTGCACGTAATCGTCGTCTCGCCGGCGCTGAAGCTGATCGCCGTCACCGTATGATTTTCCGTGAACTCATGCCGCGGAATCACGAAATCATTTTGCACCGCCAAAAGATCGGTGGCGTCGCCATCGACTTTGATCTGCGTGCTGCTCAGGCGCGCTGTGATCACCCCGGCAAATTGCCGCAGCAATTCCACCCGCCGCGTGAACTCCGCGCCCACGTAGCGTTTTTCCTGCTCGATGATCGTCCGGCTGTCGCTGAATGTTTTCATGCCTATGCGTTCGTAGTAACGCCTTCTATCTCGTCAAATTGAATGCCTTGAAAAATTTTGCTGTTGATATATTCCCCCTTGAATCACCGGCGCTCCCGCTCTAAAATCTCTTTCGCGCCTCGATTGGCCACGATCTCTTCACTGCCATGACGCACATTTAAAACATCGTCGATTTTTATCCATTCCGCGCGCAGCCGGCGATTGCCGATAACCAATCGAATCATGCTTCACCTTTGATGTTTCGAGCGACCGTCTCAGGAATGCCGCGCAATCGCCGCATTTGCCCACATCACCGCCTGCTCGATATTTGCCAATGCAAGCCTTTGCTCGCGGCAATCCGGCGTCTTGTCTACGATCAGCTCGGCCAAGAATTTCGCATAATTCCGAATCGCTTCGTACTTGGAGATATGCTCCTCTCTCGGCGCCTGATAGGTAAAGAGATTGCTGATTTCCTGCTTGGATATGGGCATATTATCATCTCTGCTTATTGAGCATTTTTCAAACTGACTTAAAGCCCAGCTTCCGATCTTCGCGGCGAAAATCTCTTTTCACCGCCGGCCGCAAAACTTCATCGGTCAAGCGCGCTGCCGTTCGCCGGTCATTCAGCGGTGTATTGAAATTCAAAGTCATGTTTAACGCCGGACGGCGCGTAGATAATTCACGTGATGCACTTTCAACCCCGCGCTGACGAGACCCGTTTGTAAATTCTGCCGGTGCAGAGAACTGCAAATCTGAACGGCTCGGCAAGCTGATGCCGGCAAATGCCGGCGCCGGCGGCAGCACGCCTCCCAATAACAATGCTATTTGCGCTTGACGTTGTTGCAATAGGCCGGAATCTTTAAAACCCTTTGCAATGTTTTTGAAATCGACCAATGGCTTGACGGCAATTTTTAAAGCTTGCTTCACCAGCTCTTTGCTGTAGCTCATAAAATCGCGTTCCGGCGCTACAACCTCCGGCTGGCCGGCTTCGCCGATCAATGCCAGCGTCGGCTTTTTCACCACCGTGCCTTCGGCCAGCGCCGCAATTTGCGACTTCGCCACTTGCAGTAAGCCTGCTGCAATGATCAATGGCGCGGCATTTTTCAGCGCCGTCAATGGATTGATCGCCGCTTCGATGATCGACTTTATTTTCGCCAAAAGCAAATAGCGCTCGATGGCATCCAGAGCCCTCAGCAGCATGGATTTCCAGAACGCCTTGAAAGCATCCCCGCTGGTGCGAATGGATTCGGCAATGGATGAGCCGATGGTCGCGATGGCATTGCGCAGATCGCCGGCGATGGCCAGCGCCTGGTCGCGCTGTTGTTGCCAGATCGCTTTCTGCGCTTCGGCTTCCTGTTTTTCAATCGCCATCTCGAGCTGAGCAATCTCACGCTTGCGGTTAATCCACTCGTCGCTCCATTCCGCAAAATCATCCAGGCGCGACCGCAGATAATCCAGATATTGCGCCCGGCTGATTTGATTAATCTCCGCTTCAAACTTGGCCTGCTCATCCAGCGTTTTGATCGAGTTTTCAAAATTCCTTTTACGCTCTTCGCCGGCAGTTTTTTCAACCCGGCCAATCTCCTGATAAACCTGCATCCACTCGTCGCTAAATTTCTGGCCGGCGCTTTCCAGATCGGTTTGCCGTTGCTGCAAATAACCCAGCATTTGCTCTCGCGAATCGCTCATGCCGTCCAGCTCGACCTGCAAGCGGTTTTTAGCTTTTTCGCTTTCCGCCTTTTGCGCTTCATCGCCGGCGGCTTTTTGCAGATCGAAAACTTTTCTTTGCAAGCCGATCCATTCATCGCTCCATTCGCCAAAGTCGGCGAGGCGCGTTTTCAGATGGGCCAGATAATCGCGGCGCGAAAGCCGGTTGGTTTCAAACTCAAACTCGCGCTGTTTGTCCAGGCGCGCTTTGGCATCGTCCATCTCCTTTTTGTTGACGCCCGTAACCGGCGTGGCTGCCGCTGCTTGCGCCAGGCGCTTTTTCTCTGCAATCGCCTGCTGCAAAATTTTAATCTGCTCTTCAAGCTGCTGCTTCTCCGCAAGATTGATCGGAATCGACGTGCCGCCCATATTCGTATTTGTGGCGCGCATCTCTAACCGGAAACTCCGCAACCGCTCTTGCAAATCAGTCAGCTTTTTTTCCGCTTGCTCGATGGACAGCGCCGCCAGACTGCCGCGAAATTCTTCCGTCGCTTTGGCCGCAGCGCGTGTCCGGCCTTCCAGCGCCAAAAATAATCCGGTGACTGCACCGAGCGCAATCAGAACCCATCCGGCCGGCCCGATCATCGGCAGCAGCGCCGCCAAAGCCCCGCCAAAAAAATATACCCCCGTCGTCACCGCGCCCAGCGCGACCGCAAGGTTTTTCGTCGTGTCAGAAAGATTGTTGAACCATTCCACCACATTGGTGATCAATTCTAAAAACGGTGTTAGCACCGTTTGCGTCATCTGCCCCAGCGTCGCGCTCGTGCGCTGCAAGGCCGTCGCGAATTGCTGCTGCTTACCCGGCGCGTCGCTCAAGAATTTTTGATATTCCCCCTGCACTTTCACGCCGTCGGTCATCACCGCATTCAGCAGCGCCTGCGCTTTTTGCTGATCGTTCAGCTTGCCGGCTGATGTGCCGATCTGCTTGGCATACTCTTCATAAATCGCCGAGGGGTTTTTCTGAAACAGTTTGTCCGTGCCTTCATCAATGCCGAGAATCGCCTGGTTGATCGCGATTAAAGCTTGCTCGGCGTCAAGCCCCTGCGCCGCGGCCAAGTCCAGCAGGCGGCTGATCGCATCGCCGGTTTTACCCAGATCACCGGCTTTGCCGGTCAGCTTGCTCACCGCAATCGTGAATTTATTGGCTTGCTGGGTGCTTAGTTTGAAGGAGTGTTCGGCAGTTTTCGCAATGGAGGAGAGTTGCGAGAGGTCGATGCCGGTGAGCTTGCTGGTCGCCGCGAGCTGGCGATTGGATTGGGAGAGCGAGTTTGCCGCGTCATTGACGTTTTTCAAAAACAACACCACGCCGGCCCCGGCAATGGCCTTGTTGACATTCAAAAAGCTCTCGCGCACCCCCTGCAATCTTCCCTTTAACTCCCGGGAAAATTGCTCGCCGCCTTTGAGCTTTATAAATCCGACAATTTCATTGATCGTTGCCATCGCCGCTTAAGTTTTGCGTTTTTTCTTTATCCGCCGGATATTGATTTTCCTCGAAAATTTGCCCGCCATCTCGGAAAAGCTTTTGCCCGGTTTTGCCGCGTCATTGCTTGTGTTGCTCTTATTGAGCCTTACCCCGTGCAGCGCTGCTTCAAATTCCATGCGCTGCTTTTCTTCGCGCCGTATCCAGCCGGCCAATTTAAAAAACAAGTCCCCCGGTTTTTGGCCGATAGCTTCGTATTTCGTAATATCCCCGCGCGCGACCAGATAAATCAACTCTTCGAGATTTTCGCTTAGTTGGTCGAAGTCGATTGCTCCGCGGCCGGCGCTTGCAGTTTCCCCATTTGCTTGTTCAGCCGCGCGAACCACGTCTCGTTGCAGGACAAAAAATCTTCCACCACCTCCGCCAAAACATTGCCGTCGCAAACCGAAAATCGCTCGAGATTTTCGTCATAATTTTGTTGGTCAAATATCGTTTGCTCTTTATTGAGCAATATGATCGCCAGAAACATCTCGATCTTGTTTTGTTCGATGACCTGATCCAAAACCATGTTCAGATCGAAATGTCCGGCATTGAGCAGTTGCCCGATGCCAAGCTCTTTGAGTAATTTCAAAAAAGCCTTGATTTGATTGACCGACATCACCTCCTGTCGATATTGCCGTCCGGCAATGCTATAAACTTTTGATTTCATCTCGGCTCCTGTACTTTTTGCCTTTTGCCTTTTGCTTTTTACCTTTTGCTTCATCTACGGAAGATCGCCGTCATCATATTCGCTGGTGAAAGTTCCGTATTGGTCGTCGTTGGCCGGATCCTCGGTGCATTCAAACCGCACCGTAATATAGCGCGCGTCGCCGATCTTCATCGCTTGATTGAATTTCGGCACGATCATCACGCGATGGGCCGTAAAAATATCGTACAGCGTCGCATCCTGCGGCTGCGGATTTTTCAGGCGCAGCGCGTAATAATCCGGAAAGGTATAGCCGCCGATATCGAACGTCTCGCTTGCCGGCGAGCCGCCGGAATTGTCCGTCACCGCCGACATCGGACGGCCAAAACTCAAAGCCATGTTGCGGGCGCGATGTTCCAGGAGCATGACTTCAAAAGCCAGATCATACGCCGTGTTGTTGAAAATCTCGCGGATGCCGCCGGTCTTGCCGCTGCGCGTCTTCACCACTTCCGCCGTATATTCTACGGTCACGCCATCTTCATGTGGATGGCCGAGCGCCGTGGCCGCGCTGAAATCGCCGCCATAAGCGTCCAATTCGATCTCACCCACGCCGATGCGGGTTCTGAAATTTGTTGCGGGCATGTTCGCCTCCTACTTTTCGATGATGTATAAATTCGGCTCTCGTTTTTTCAAAGCTTCAACGTCCTGCGCTTCCACTAAAACCGGCTTGTCGATCGACAGCTCGTATTTCCGGCCATTCACTTTGCGGATCGCCTTGCCGTATTGAATCATCCCTTTGAATTGCAGCTTGCATTTCACCGGCGCGCCTGTTTTCGCTTCAGGCTTTTTCGGCGTTTCACCCGCTCCGGCAGGATTGTTTACTTCGTTCATCTTGGACTCCTTTAGGATAAGCTTAGAACCATGTCGCGATAAACATAATGCGCGCTCAATTCCGTACGCACGAACACAAACTCCCCATCCTGATGCTGAAACTCGCCAAACGCCCGATTGCGCATCTGCGTCTTCTCCGGATGCCGCGTAATCCCCTCTGCAAAACTTGCCGAGATCAGCCGGCCATCGGTCAGCAAAACCTTTTCCACCTTGTTGGCCAATTCCTCCGCTGCTTCTTCCTGCGTCTCGCGATGCTCAGCCGCGCTGTCGCGCTTGTTGATTTGTATGAAAGCGTTCAATTCGATCACGCCTTCCACTTGCTTGTATTGCGCATTCTGACCGATGACGTTTTCAGAAACCCGCCGCACTACCACGCAGCTTGGCTTCATCCCCGCGAACTCGTTTTTTAAAACCGCTACGCCTTCAAGCTGAAATCCGGCGCCGGTGTTCGCTTCTAATATTTCCAGAACCGCTTGGTAGAATTCTTTCATGGCGTTTGCTGATCGAGGGTTTGCGATAAACTTTGTTTTGTCTTTTTCCCAGCAAGAGTTGCTGCATATAATAAAGCTCTTCGGCGATCTCTTGCCGAGGTGCTGGAAAATCCAATTCCATCTTATCGAGACGCTTTGCCGCCGCCTTGCGAATCTCCAGTCTGATTGCCCTTCTCATTCCAACCTCTCACTGGCAAACTTGCCCCTGATCTCGGCATGTAAAACTTTCCCCGACGATTTGGCTTTCATCAGCTTCAGATGCAATTTTTTCGGCACACCGGCGTATTGATAAACCGCCCCGTCATTAAATTCAACTTCCAGCGTTTTCAGATCGCCGTCATAACCGATGGCCGCGATGTTGCTCGATTTGACTTTGGCTCTATTCATAATGATTTTATCCTGCATCATTTGATTGATTATTTTTACCCAAAAATAAACTCCCCCAGCTTCGGCGCTTCTTCCTCAAACGCCTGCTTCAGAAAAGGCCGCGCCCGCATTCCCCGGATGGTGACTTTCTTGAAGGGATGCGGCGCGCCTTTCCAGTATAACGCTTTTTTATGCCGTGCTTCCACCACATACGGCCTTTGCTTCGGCCCATAGATTCCGGTGCCCTCATGGACATAGATCGCATAGAGCGCAGTGAATTTTACCATCCCCACCGTTTCAAAACCGCTCCCGGAAATATCCGAGGTGCCGCTTTGTTTTAAATTCGTGCCCTTGCGCCCGCCCCGACTGCCGCCGGCAAACCGCGCATACGGCGCATAACGCACCGCCTTCGCTTCGATCAACAAGGTGGTGCGCTTGATGGCCTGCTCTGCTTTTTTCGGCAAAACCCTTTCGAGCTTTTTTAAATCCCGCTCATCCAGCTCGATGCTTACCACCGGAAATTCCGCCATGTTATTTTCGCACGAATAAAAATTTCAGCACTTGCGCAACCGTTACGAAAATATTTTTGCGCTCTTCCATTTTCACGAACAACGCTTCAACTTCGCTGCCCAATTTGTTGCTGCTACCGAAAAATCCTCCCAAAATCTTGCCAAAATTTTTCGTCCAGAAAAACGGCATCGCCGCCAATCCGCCGATCATCAGGCCATTGAGTGCGCCATTCGCGCCAAGCCCATACTGAAAAAAGCCATAGAGCAAGCTCAACGCGACGGTCAGTACCAAACCTTTCCAGCCGTTGATGTCGATAACATGCTCCAAAGCGTTGCGCGCCAAAGTCACCGCGCCGATCACCGCCCCGATCTCCAGCTTGGTTTTGTCGTTGAAAATTTGCTCATACAGCCCCGGCAA